TCCTGCGCTGGGCTGTGCTTACCACGGTTAACGGATTCGCCGTGACCGGTCGCCCGTCTGCAAGCGCGTCGTCTGCAAACGACAATGCTGAGATCGGCGAGAAGATCGCCATCGAGAACGCAACCCAGGAACTGTGGCCGCTGATGGGCTACGCGCTGAAGCAGCAATTGCACGAAGCCAAGTAACTGAACACCGAACACCAAGCCGGCCATGAGCCGGCTTTTTCATGTCTGCGGGCAGGGCCTGCAAATCGTCTCTGGGAGACAAGCAAATGGGTTTGAAATATCAGCTGGACACTCTTGACGGTCTCGATGACTCCGTTAAATCGCTCTACACCGAGAAGGAAGGAAAGTTTGTCCTCGGTATTGAAGGCCTGCCGCAACCAGAAGATGTATCCGGCCTGAAGTCGAAGGTGGAAGAGCTGCTCGGCGAGAAGAAAGCCGCCGAGAAGGCTCGCAAGGATGCGGAAGAGCAGGCCCGGCTGGAGCGTGAAGAGGCCGCTCGCAAGTCCGGCAACGTCGAGGAACTCGAAAAGTCCTGGTCTGAAAAGTACAACCGCCGCGAAGCAGAGCTGAACGGCATGCTGGAGCAGGAGCGTGGGATGTTGAGCACTCAGATCCGGGATCTGACTGTCGGCCGTACGGCTACTGACATCGCGTCTGCCCTGGCGATCCCAGGCAGCGCCAAAGCCCTGTTGCCCCACATCGAGCGCCGGTTGAGCGTTGAGCAGCGGGACGGGAAGCCTGTCGTGGTCGTCCTCGACCAGCAGGGCAAGCTCTCGGCGGCAACGCTGGATGAGCTGAAAGCAGAATTCGCAAACGACACGGCCTTCGCGCCGTTGATCGCGGGTAGTAAGGCATCTGGTGGCGGGGCCAGCGGTGCTGGAGGTAGCGGCGGGGCCGCAAAAGGAAAAATCGGCGGCACCAAAGAGGAACGACTGGCAGCAATCGCGAGCCGGTTCCCGGATCTCCCACAATCGTAAGGAAATAACCCATGTCCCTGTCGCAAATGCAGGTTTTCAACGAATACATCATGCCGGCGACTCTCGAGACTCTGGATCAGTATCTCGCCGCTTTCAACGCCGCAAGTCGCGGCGCCATCGTGCTGTCTCCGGACGGCTTCACTGGTGACTTCCTCCAGGAGTCGTTCTTCCAGACTCTGGCCGCTGCTCAGCGCCGTGTGGATCGCTACAGCGCAAACGCCGCCGTCTCGGCCACCGACCTGACCGAGCTGAAGAACACTTCGGTGAAGGTGGCCGGTGGCTTCGGTCCTATCCGCTACGAGCCATCGCAGATGACCTGGCTGGAGCGTCCAACCACGCAAGGCATCGAGGTTGCGAGCCGCGCGTTCGCTGAAATCCTGCTGAAGGACCAGCTGAACACCGCGATCGCCGCACTGGTTGCTGCAATCACCGCCCAGGCCGCCGCGGTCAACGATGTGTCGGCTACCGATGGCATCACCTACGCCGGCCTGAACAATGCACACGCGAAGTTCGGTGACGCAAGCCAGAACCTGGTAACCCAGGTGATGCAGGGCACCAGCTACCACAAGTTGGTCGGCCAGAATCTGGCGAACCAGCAGCAGCTGTTCCAGGCAGGCAACGTCCGTGTGGTGGACATCCTCGGCAAGATCTCCGTTGTGACGGATGCTCCGGCGCTGATGCAGGCTGGCACCCCAAACAAGGAAATTATCTTGTCCTTGGTGCAAGGCGCTGCGCTGGTCCACGACGGCCGCGACATCATCAGCAACGTCCAGACTAGCAACGGCAAGGAGCGCATCGAGACCACCCTCCAGACCGACTACACCTTCGGCCTGGGCCTCAAGGGTTACACCTGGGACGCCACCGCCGGCGGCAAGTCGCCAACCGACGCCGAGCTGTCTACCGGCACCAACTGGGACAAGACCGCCACCAGCATCAAGCACACCGCCGGTGTTGCACTGATCGGTGACGCCTCCAAGTAACCCTTCAAAGCTGAGCCGGGCGTTACGCCCGGTTCGGTGAGGACATGATCATGAGCAACAAAAACGTCTGGTATCTACCGGGCCCGTTTCACCAGTACCAGGAAGACGTGAAAGCCCTGGCGAAAAAGGCAGGCCTTCGCATCATCGACGCGAACGTGACCGAAAGCCGTGAAGATGAGGCTGAGGAAACTCCAGAGGTGACGATCCGGGAAATGGCACATCCGTTGGCGCCTGCTGCTGACCAGGGCGACCAAGTCGACGCTGACGAACTGGTTGCCCAACTTCGCGGCATTGCCGGCCTTATTGATGCCGCTGAGGGCCTTGCTCCGCTGGAGCATCCTGGCGCTGGAGAGTTGGCTATCCGGCTGTTCGACGTGCTGAAGGGTATCAGCGAAGGCATGAACGACCTGGAGGGGCTGCGTAGCACTCTGGCGCAGGAAAACGAAGCGCTGCGGGGAGAGATTGAAGCGCTCAAGGCGGCTGCCGACCAGTCGAAGGCTGAGCATGACAAGGCGTCAGCTCTCAAGGCCAGGCTCGACGACGCGGGCGTTAGTTACCGCACCAATGCTTCGATTGAATCGCTGGAAAAGGCTGTCGCTGAACTGTCCAAGGACTGATACTTCGGTCGATCATCAAAACCAAACCTGCGAGTTACTCCATGACACTCATCATTGAGGACGGAACCGGGAAGCCGGATGCCGAAAGCTACGCGAGCGCCGAGGACCTGGCGTTGTATGCCGTGAAGTTCGGCGTCGTCATTCCTGCTGATGTGCCCGCGCAAGAAGCGTTGCTTCGCCGGTCCGCCCTGGCGATGGATGGCATGACCTGGAAAGGTCGGAAGATGAGCAGCGAGCAGGCTCTGGCTTGGCCGCGCCGGGGCGTCCAACTGGATTGCGAAATCAAGCCGGACAACTATCTCCCGGCGCGCATCCAGTACGGCCAGATGGCCTTGGCAGCAGAAATTCACCAGGATGACGTTGACCCGATCGACAAGCGCAAAGGTGCAGTTACGCTGGAGCGCGTCGAAGGCGCTGTAACTCGTGAGTACGCAACGATTTCCAACACCAGCGGACGACTCTTGCCCGCGGCACCGGATCGACCGAGCGCTACGCAGTTTGCGGATTATTTGCAGAAGCGTGGGCTGTTTGCTGTTCGTGCATAATTGCAATGCGGGGGAATGCGCAGGCTGATGCGTGAGGAAGCTACACGGGTTTGCCGGTGAAATTCCGGCGCTCCTGCAGGGTTTGCGACCAGCGTTGCCGGTTCGAGTCCGGACGGAACCTTGTATGCCGGGATCAGCTCCGGCGCCCCGCACCCATTCAAAGGCCCAGCCATAGCGCTGGGCTTTTCACATCTGGAGCCATCATGGCCTTCTACGATGAAATGGCCGTGATGGCTTTGGAGATGATCACAGAGTTCGGCCAGTCCGTGATCATTCGGGAAATCAAGGTCGGCGAATACGACCCTGGCACAGGCACCGTGCTACCGGATACCGTTGTTGAGCAGACCGCCCAGGGCATCCTGCTCGACTTCACCGGTCAAGAATTTCAAGCCAACAGCCTCATCCAGGTTGGCGACAAAAAGCTCAAGATCGCCGCGCAGGGTCTGGAATGGCCTCCACGCCTCCTGAACAAAGTCATCGTTCAGGGGCGCATGTGGTCGATCATTCCGCCGCTGAAAGAGATCAACCCGGCCGGAACGCCGATTCTTTATGAACTGCAGGTGAGGTCGTGAGTAGGGCAGGCGCCGGCCAATCCGGCAGTTTCGCCTTGAGCCTGGCCGAGTTCGCTCAGCAGGCTACGGAGGCCATCGACGCGAGCCTGCGCGAGATCATCATCGAAATCGGCAGCAGCATTATTCGCATGTCACCGGTAGGCAACCCTGAAATCTGGGCGGCGAACGTCACTTATCGGCAAGCGAATGCGCGGGCGGCTGATGACTATGACTTCAAGGTTGCCGTTCGAAACACTGTCATCAACCTGACCGACAGCAATTTCACCAAGGCTGGAAAGCTGAGGCGCGGCGTGAAGTACGCCAAACCCCTGACCAAAACTGAGCGGGACCAGAATTTCAACGTAAACGGATTGGTCGCCGGGCAGGACTATGTGGGCGGCCGGTTCCGTGGGAACTGGAATTTCTCTATCGGGTACCCGGACAACAGTTTTCGAATTCAACCAGATCCGACAGGCGAGGCAACCATGGCCCGACTGGTCAATGGGGCGATTGAGTTCAAGGCGGGGCAGACCGCTTTCATCGTGAACAATCTACCGTACGCCATCCCGCTGGAGTTCGGTCATTCCACCCAGGCCCCCGGCGGCATGGTTCGGGTAACCGTGGCCCGCTTCCAGCAGATCGTGCTGGAGGCAATCAGGAACAACCAGGTATGAGCCACAAGATCATTCGCTCGCTACTGGAGTCGCGCTTGAACGCCTGGGCGAGCGCTCGAACGCCCGTGTTGCGCATTGCGTACCAGAACGTGGCGTTCACACCAGTCGACGACGAGACGTATCTTCGAGCGTTTCTCCTGCCGGCCGGTACCGACAGCAACGACCTGGCCGGTGCGCACCGGCTGTACACCGGTGTGTTTCAAATCACCATCGTGACGCCAACAGGCAATGGCCCATCCGGCGCCGAAACGATCGCTGATGAGCTTGCAGCGCTGTACCAGCTCAACGACCGGCTGGTTCGCAATGGCCTCACGGCCTTGATCATGACTCCGGTTGAGCCAGGCCCCGAACAAACTGAGGACACAGCGTTCGCCTTGCCCGTGTCGTTCCAGTACCGAGCCGACACCACTTAATCCGCCCGTTGGGCAACCCAGAAACCCGCCATCGAGCGGGTTTTGTCATTTCTGCACAGAGGAAAACCCATGAGCGTCTCGATTCCCAACGGCACTACCTTTGAAATCGCCAGCGTCATGAGCGCTGCGAAGCCGTTCACTGCAATTTCCAACGCCAATCCGGCTGTCTTGACCGCAGCGGCTCATGGCCTGGCGGATGGCGACATCATCGTCGTTGACTCGGGCTGGGCGAAACTCAATGGTCGTCCGGCCCGGGTCATTGACTCTGACGTTGGCGACTTCGCCGCGGAAGGGATCAACACTACCAGCGTCAAGAGTTTCCCGGCTGGTTCTGGCGCCGGCTCTGTCCGAGCTGCGTCCAGTTTTATTCAAATTTCCCAGATCACTGAGCCGGCCGCTAACGGTGGTGAACAGCAATTCCTGACCTACGGCTTCCTGGAGGATGACGACGACCGTCAGCTCCCGACCACCAAATCGGCCAGCAGCATGACGCTGCCAGTGGCAGATGATCCCAATCAGCCGTTCGTTGCGGTCGTTGAGGCTGCGGACGAAGACAAGGAGCCGCGGCTGATCCGCGCAAATCTCCCGTCTGGCTCGACCATCCTCTACTACGCCTACGTGTCGATCACTGCGACGCCGACGCTGAGCCGGAACAACATCATGACCCGGACCATCACCCTGTCGTTCGCGTCCCGTCCAACTCGCTACAACGCCTAAGGAGGCCTCATGGCAAAGTTTTCAATCGCGCCGAAGCCGACCTTTACGGTCGACGTAGCGATACCCCAGGTGGGCGGCAAGCCGGTCATGGTCCCGTTCACGTTTCAATATCGCGACCGCACCGCCCTGGCTGAGCTGTTTGACACCTGGAGTGCAAAAGCTGAAGCCCTGAACGAACGCTTCAAAGGTACTGAGCCAACCATCTCCGATATCACTCTGGCGGAAGTCGAGCAGGGCGTCGATCAGGTCCGAGACCTGGTCGTGGCCTGGGGTTTCAGCGACAAGCTGAACGACGAGTCCATCACCGCTCTGGTGAAGAGCTGCATCGGTGTTTCTGATGCTGTGGTTAAGGCGTACAGCGATGCCTTTGGCAAGGCTCGCCTGGGAAACTGACGGCCGCCGCCCGGGCGCTCTACGAGCCAGCCGCTACCGCGGAGCAATTGGCGGTATTCGGATTTTCCCCTGAAGACTATGACGAGACATTCGAAGTCTGGCCGGACGCCTGGCCTTCATTCCTCGTTATGGACGCCATGGGAACGCAGTGGCGCACCGGCGCGTGCGGTGCTACCGGACTTGATTATGCCGTGCTGCCCAGCGTGATGCGCCTTGTCGGGGTTCCTGCAAAGGACCGGTCGACAGTTTTCCAGGACGTCCGCGTGATGGAGTCGGAAGCGATCGCTGTGATGGCTGAGTTACGCGATAACCGCCCGTGAGAACGGGCACTTTTTCAAGGTGAGTCGATGAATATTGCAGAACTCGGCGTCAGGATCGACTCGGCCGATGCAATCCAGGCCAAAACGAGCCTGGATGAAATGGCGAAGGC